CTCGCCAGTTGTTTAAAATATTTTCAGGTCTTTCCCACTTACCACTTTCGTCGTGTACAAGTAGTTTTAGTTTTTCACCGTCATAAGCGTTATCGCCAGTGTTCTTCCAGTCGATAGTGGTATCGAGACCAACGAGTTCTTCTGTTGGTTCATTTGAAACCATTTTACGCCTCGTGAGTTTTGAAGCTGGAACTCTGTAAGCAAGTTCTGTTTTCGGTCTGTCCATACCGTCTTGTATTGGTTTAAAGAAAAACGGGTAGTTGACAGATATTGGTACGACTTTATCGGTAAACATTTTTTTAGCGTCTGCACCGGACTTTGATAATACACCAAATCTTGCATCGCTTGATATGGTTGCCATGTTAACTGTTTCGCCAGATGCCATAAATGAAAAGCCTGATCGTCTGTTTTTAACATAGCACATACCGTATGATCTTTCATCTGCTTTGCACGCTTCCCAAAATATAAAGAATAATCTGTTTGATTCTCTAAAATCAGGGTGTCCAACGTCGATCTTTGTCCATTGCAAATACATGTAATGTGTACCAGTAATATAAGTAGGTTTGTTTTTATTGTAAAACCAAAACCCATTATCGCGTTTATTAAATTCACCTTCAATATAATTGTACCACTTGTTTTTAAAATCTTCTGGATAGTTACGCCAGTCAAATATTGTTTTTATTTTATTTAGTTCTTTAGGATAATCAGTTACTTCCCATTTGTTTTTACTAAATTTTTTTATTTTCTTTGGCTGCTTTGGTAATGCTATTTTTAAATTTTGTATTTCATATACATCACCTATTTGCCCTGTTTTACTTATAACAACAACATCATGTTCTTTGTTATAACCATATTTCCACTTCTTACCTTTGTTTAATCTTGATAAGGTAGTTTGTTTTATAGGTTTTATTACTCTATATAACGTTTGTTTGTACATTATATTGATCTGTTTTCAGCAAAACCACCAAATGCTTTAGGTTTTGTTTCTTCTTTTTGTTTACCATCAAGCATTGATTTTTCTTCTTCAATACGATTTAATATTTCAAAAGCATCAAATATAGCTAGCTTTTTAGTGGCTGCCGCGTTTTTTAATCTATCAGCTGATACATCTTCATCTGTATCTACAATTTCTTCTTTAGCAACTTTAATTAATTCATCAACTGCTTTGTAACCAGCTTGGATTATATTCTTCTTCTTGTCCTTGATATTCATATTTAATTGTAATTGAATTTAATAATACTCTGTAAAGCCTTTCGTTATCAACGACAAATTCAAACTCACTGTGTGGTGAAAAGCCTACTAAGTCATTTTCTTTTAAGCCTATAGCATTTAAATCATCACCAGCGTATTTTACAATACCTATTAATGGTTGCTCTTTATCTAAACTATATTTGTCTGTATTTTTTATTGGTTTAACAAAGCAATAACCTGGCTGCGTTTGCCATTTATTGTTTTGCTTATAAAGATATAGCTGATCCGGTTGGCATAAATATGTTTGCTCGTCAATAAAGCTTTTACTATTTTTTTCTTTACCACGCACGTCTCTCCATCTTCTAAAAATATTATGATGTACAATTACATCATCACCAGGTTTTATATTAGTTTTAAAAGCCGTTGGTGTATATAAAACTTTAGCTTGTTGACTTATAAACTTGTGGTTTTGTATTTCAGTGTTTACAATCAAATCAACGTCACCTATTTTTTTAGTATTGTTATATCTTTTATTTTGTGGTGTTATTATAAAATCAAAAATACTTTTCATTAGTAGTTTAGATTGTACTCTACTGATACAGCCATGTTTTTATTAAAATCTTTCCAAGGTAACACCTCTTTATTTTTTTTAATATACACGCTGTATTTAGTAGGTGATTCTAGTATATCACAAATGACGTGCCCTCCGTAGACTTCTTGGCCTACGGAGTAATGCATCGCGTCATTTTTATAATCTTTACCAATACTAATCTTGCGTATTAGATTCATTTTCCACGTTTTCTTCAGGAAGTGGAGCTATGCTACCGTCTTGTATATTGATACTTACTTTACCATACTCTTCTTCTAGTTTATTTTGAAACTCAGTCAACTCAGTTTGCATATTAACCACAGCGTGTAGTAAGCTATGCTTCTGAGATTCTAAACCACCAAGTTGCAATTGCGCTTGGTTGATTTTATTAACGTGACCTTGAAGCTCTTTTAAATGATCTTCAGATATTTTTTCTACTTTTTTATTCATAATTAATTTAATTTAAGTTAAAATTTACTTTATTATTATTACATAAATAACGTGTTTATTAACACGCTAATGTCACTAGGCGTCTGTATAAGTTTTATACTCGTCTAATGCTTTAATCGCAGCATACGCTTGTACTACTGGATTTTTACCACTTGCTTTAACTTCAACGTCAAAACTACCACTGATACTATCAATAACTGTGTTTGGCGTATTTGTTCTAGCATCTTTATCTTTATATACAGCAGCGGTCCAGTTGCCATTATTTGATTTAACCCATTTAGTTTCCATAACGGCTTCACTTTTTATAGAACCGTCTTCATTGTACTTCTTAGGAGTTTTTTCAATAGTAACTTGGCTGTTATTGCTACTACAGTTTACACTAGTAACCATAACATAAGCTTTTGCTATATCGATACCTTTGTATGTATATTTACCTTCTAAAGCCATTATTCTCTATTTTAATTGTTAAACAAATTAGCTGTCACCAGCTAAATATCTTATTACACTTTTATTGTGTATTTTACTTTTCTGGTTCCATGATGATCTTACCATCAGGATGTGTCCAGTCGGTATCTTTCATATGCTGATCATCTCTTTCACCCACTACCATCCAAGATATTGTAGCAGTTGAGTTTGTATTTTGACACTCAATAGTTAATTTATTTCCAGAAACGCTACCTTTTACAGCATCCCAATCAGTTTCATTTGACGTAAAGCATTGTATGTTTCGATTTAATGCTTCAAATGTGCCTTCAGTCATTCTAGCTATTTGATCTATATTTACTACCGCTTTACCATCTACTAAATCTACTTTACCTCTATATATTAAATCTGCCTGTGGACCTTCAATAAATGAGTGTACTAAGTGATGTGTGTCTTTTTTAGACTCTAGTGGGTGATCTATTTTAAATGATCCACTATTTTTTGATACAGAACCACTAACAGTCAAACCACTAGACGTAAAAGTACCTACTTCACTGTTGTTATTTCTAAATGAAATTATTTGACCGCTTGGAGCGTTAATAAATGTTTTTCCTGCGTTGTTTTGTAAAATAGCATAACCAGTTTGTGATGCTGCATCAAAATGTTTAAGACCCGCATGATCATTAAATCCTATTTTACCCATTACTGCTCTACCCACAGTAGCAAACCCTTTGTCAGTATCAGGTGCTACTTGTAAATGTTTACTTGTTGAAGTGTCATCGGTGTTTTGAGCTATAATATTACCTGTTGTAGCTATACCACCATAAGCCCTAACTAATGTTAAATCCACATGTGCTTTTGAAGTAAAGCTACCATAACTATCTACATCACCTGGATCAGTGGCATCTGCTATAAAATCTTTTATAACCCAACCACTACTCGTGTCTGCTTGATCTACTAAATATACATCAATGTCATTTGTAGCGTTAGCTATGTAAACTTGTAAGGCAGCTCCGTCATAAGTACCATGATCTTTTATTCTTAACGCTGTAAATATTTGTGTACTAAACCCACTGTTCATTAACACAGTTAATTGATTAGAATTATCCGTGCCAAAGTGATGAGCTGCGTAAAATTCTACAACCTGATGTCTACTACTATTTTGATCTACTAATCTAAATCTACCCTGCGCTCTGTCACCAGTGTTAGTTGCTATAGTATACCAACCTATTGCTTTATCATCAGCGGATTCTGTTTGCGCATAATTTTTTCCTGAGCCACCTGTTATAGTATCTGAAACTGTTACTGTGTTTGAGCTTACACCACCACCTTGAACTGTTATTCCATTAGCAAACGTTGCCACACCACCAGCTTCTGCTTCTATAGTATCACCGCATATTTGAACTTTATGAGAAACTCCAGCGTCAGCTGTTATATTTAATATACCAGTAGAGTCGTTAAAAACTATTTCAGCGGCATTATTACCTGATCCAGTAACCCCTCCAAATATTATTTTTTTAGTGTCAGCTATATTTATATTACCTGCAAAAGTTGCTCCTGAAGTATTAATAATAAGTGGGTTGCTAGTAGTACCTGATGTATTGATTCTGCTTACAGTAAATCTATCATTATAACTATCCCACGTGCTAAACCAAGACTCGTGGTTTGAGTCATCTTGAACAGCGGCGCTACTATGCCCTGTTGCGAAAGAATTTAAGTTTGCACCTATCCATATTACAGTTTGACCAGCTCCAGCATACATTTGACCAATTTCACCATAACCATTTTCATTACTATTGTATTGCATTTGAATACGGCCACCGTCTCTTTGTCTATTAATTTTAATAGGAGGTGTAGCATCTGCGCCTGTTGTTTGCACCATCAATTTACCTTCAGGAGAATTAGTTCCAATACCAACTTTACCGTCAGCTGAAACCGCCATAAGCGTGCCTGCAGCATCTACTCTATCTAAATTAAGAGTATTAGCACTTGAATCAACCCTAAAACCATAATGTATTGTACTGTCTGATGGCTGTATACTTAAAGCAACTTCACCTGCTGTATTACTTCTTGCTCTTCTTGCTTGAATAT